CCACCTTGACCTGGGCTACTGCCGTCTTCGTTAATGTGTTCGTCAAGCAGGTCACCCAGTTGCTTGAGCAATTGATCCATAGGGATCTTTTCTGCTTTTTCGTAGAGCTCGTCGTAGATCTCTTCCCAGGCCATACCGCGATACTTGGCATCGTAGCAGATCTTAACTTCAGTGATCTTCTCACCAATGCGTTCGTCTACAAGGATTTGATTGACAGCGAAGTCTTGTGCAATGTTGCTCAGCTGGCGATCGCGTGAACCTACGCGACCAAAGTGATCAAACACGCAATGGCATATCTCGTGTCCAAATAGGAACTCTAGTTTCTTAACGCTGAGCTTCTCTACGAACTTGGTATTGTAGTAGAAGTTACGGCCATTAGTCGCCGCAGTAGGACACCATTCGTCTGCTTCAATCAATTGCATACGGGTTGCCATATTGCCAAAGAAAGGTGCCTTGAGCAACAGTCCTACACGGGCTGTGGTTAGTTTATCGATAATTGGGTTCATTAGTCGCTCTCCTTAGTATGTATATATTATAGCACCAAACCACAGTCCTGTCAACCAAAGGGGTGTTGTTTTTACGCAACACCCCTGGCACTTAAAGGTGGGCGGGCAAGCCCTGAGAAGCCTCCCGCCCCTGCAAGGGCGAGGTCTTAATTCTCCATTGCACTCAAAACATACTTACCGAACCGCTTGTGGAACTCGTCAAAGCTCTTCATCTTTGTTGCATCCAAAGGCAGGTTGTAGTTTGTAAGGCCAGTCTTAGCACCCATCACTACCAACTCTGTTGGGAAATTGTCCATCATATAGCGGAAGAAGCAGTCTGCCTGAGAATCAAAGTCCTTAGCCTTCTTCTCTGCTTGATCCTTAAGTTCGTAGCACAGGCTAACGGTTAAGGAATACATCGCTGACACTTCCTTAATCTGCAGGTCCTTGACCTTGCCCTTAAGGATGTCTTCTGCCTTAGGCAGTTTACCTGCAATCTTGCGGTGAGCCATAAACTTAATAGCCAAGCCATCACCTACGGCACCCGCAATCAGGTTGTGCAATGTGTCTGTATCGCAGTCGTCGTCTTTCAACAGGTCGCTTACGAACACCCACGAGCGTGGAGTTGCAAAGGCCTTTGAAGGGCTCTTAGGATCAAAGTCATAGAGGTCTTGCTTGGCAAAGCCTACATAACCTAACACCTCAGGGTGGACGCCATTCATAACAGCCCACTCTTGGAAGTCATCAAAGTCTACCTTTGCTTCCAAGTGAATGAAACGGTTAGCCAGCGGAGCAGGCATACGATATGTCACGCCGCGATCACCTTCTCTGTTACCAGCGGCAACCACGTCAACACCCTTAGGCAGTTCGTATGTGCCTACACGACGATTCAGAATCAACTGATAGGCCGCGGCCTGTACCGCAGGGGGAGCGGAGTTAAGTTCGTCTAGGAAGATGATTGCAGTAGACGCTGGGTCTGTAGGCAATTCGCTAGGAGGAGCCCAAACCATCTTGCCCTGGTCTGCATTGTAGTAGGGGATACCTTTAATGTCTGTAGGCTCCCATAGGGCCAAACGAACGTCAACGACTTCGCGTCCTGCGTCTTCGCCAATCTGCTTGACGATGTCTGACTTACCAATGCCTGGGGGACCCCATAGGAACACTGGGCGGCGAGTTTGAATCGCCTTACGGATTGATTTCTTTGCGTTCTTGGGACCAACTTGACGAACGCTGATATCTGTACTCTTTGCCATAATAAGACCTCTTTCTTTTCTCAGTTAAAATTGCTTTCTCAGTGTTAATAGTATAACACCACCTGCTCCAAATGTCAACCCCTAATTTTCACATAGTTAAGGGCTGTTGTTTTATCGCCACGCACTGCTTTGATCTTGGCCTGTACTGTACGAGTGGTACCCTTGTCTAAGGGCGTACCGAACCAAAAGTCCACGAACGCTTCACCCATACGGGCCTTGATCTTGAACTTGCTGTACAATGATGAAAAGGAGCAGCCAACCACTTCGATATCTCCACGTATGACTTCGCCTATGTTGCCTTCAAGCTGAACGGATGTGAACAGCTCTCGCTTGAGCTCTGTGCGTTCTTGTTCACGACGGGCTGAACTAGGCAAGCAGGAGATGATAGCGAACTCCAGCATGTTCTTGCCAGTGAAGGTATCCATCTGTGCAATACGCAGGGCCTGCTTGTCAAAGTCACCTAGGTTGCCCATAAGAGCTTTGAGGGTGTAGCCGTTGAAGAACTTGCGATACTCACGGCCTTTTTCAACATCATCCACGTGGGCTTCATGCCCCTCGCGAAGCCATTGCTTGACCATGGCCTTGTTGGCAGTCTTGACCTTGACCGTCTCGCCATTCTCTTCACGGTTGAACTGGTCTTCTTTCAAATAGCCATCGTTGATACGATCTGCTTCTACTGCTAGTCCCCAAACTTGATCTGCTGTGAATTGCATAATCGCTCCGTTTTGTTGCTGTATGTTTCTATTATATAGCCAAACTGCCAAAGTGTCAACCCCTTTGTTTGGAGTGCCGGAAAAGAAAAAAGGTGTTGTATTTCTACAACACCCTCAAAAGACGCCCCGGGAGCGAATCGGCTTGCCTTTGTGAAACCCTAATTAAAGAGTGATGCCCATTGCTTGAGCCTTGTAGCCTAGAGCAACGATCTCACGTGATGGCTTGCCCATTACGTACTCGGTGATACGAACACCGTTGCCTGCTGTGCGGGTGTTGCTGTATACAGCATAACCGCTCTGCTTGATGCGAGATACTTCTGCACTCAAGTTACCAACGCCCAAGTCATGCTTGGCTTTGCTGGCTGTCAAGGCTGCACCGTTGTACAGTGCTGTGAAGACTTTGAAAGTCTTGGTTTCTGGATTAAATCTTTTCATTTTTAAGTTTCCTTTGTTTAGCTGTTACCTAACAGCGTATAACAATTATATGATCATCGTTCGCTAAGAGCAACAGTTAGTCTTACCGTTTCACTGTGACGTTTGCTCGAAAGAACGCACCCATAACTACTACAGCACACCATGTCCAAAATGTGAACTCAATAGCCAGCACAGGAAACAATGTGTTCAGACTCCAAATTACCAGCCAGGGCCCAACAGCCAACAGGAATAAAATCAGTGTTACTCCTATTAGGAGTTTTAGTGTGTCACGCATTGTTAATCTCCTCAATCTCCTCGATACGTTTAATCTCTGCAAGCTCTTTCTCGATCTCTTTGATCTTGCGCTTGTTACCTGAACTGGTACCTTTCTTGTACACAATCCAGATATGGTCTTCACAGTATACACGACCCGGGAAGGGTTTGCAACCGCACATGGTGTACGGGTGCTCCTTCTGCTCCGGGCCAATGTACTGGCACCCTGCGGTGTCTACTGCCATATTATCCTCGCTTCATAACAGTTACTTCAGCCATGCTCATCCAATTGCCTGGGAAGCTCTTGCGCAAGTCTGCAACCTTCAATACCGTACGCAAGCTGAGCTCACGCAATTTAGCACGGTTGCTACCAACAAAGTCAACGACCTCGTCCTTAGCAATGTCTGACAGCTCGTAGCAGTCAAGCATACCGTCTGCAACAATCTGCTTGATACGCAGAACCTTCTCACGGTCCGTGTCCATCTGCAGATCAATGTAGTGGCAACGGCTCTCAAGAGCGGCAAGGTGATCCTGTAACTTCTTGCTACGCACATTCTCAAACTTGATGTTGGTAATAAAGATCGCACCTGCTTTGAACTCGAAGCGATCTGGGATGCCTTCACTACGCAAGATGCGGCTGTCAGTGTTCCAGCTAATGGTACGCTTCTTGCTAGAGTCCAGCGCCGCCTTAAGAATGTTCAGGCTCAAGTCGTCCAGCAACACGCTGTCGCAGTCATCAAACACAATAACATTCTTTTCTGCACTAAACTCGTAGAGCTTGCTGTACAGGCCAATGGCACTCATAGCACCCTTGACAATCTCATAGCGTGGCTTACGCTCGCCTAGCGTATTGAACAAGTCGTCCTTAGTGAGCACTTCTTCTACGCCAAACGATTTGCCTACACCTGGAGGGCCTGTCACAATCATAGCACGTACATCACCAGCCTTAACAGCCTTGGTCATATCTGTAAGTACTTGGAAGCGAGCACGAGTCTTCTCAATCAGCTCTTCGTCCGTAATATGTGCTACAGCCGTGTCAGCTACCTTGAGCTGAACCAGGCTCTTGTCGCCTACGGGCTCTTCATCAATGTGGCTGACCACACGATAGGCAGTGATGCCTGGGACCTTAACACGGATCTTCTTGTAGGGCGAGCGTCCGCCTTCAAGCTCATCACCTGCAAGGCAAGTAATGCATTCGCCGTCAAAGTCCTTGATCATTTGCAAGCGGATGCCTGAGTAGATCTGATTCTTACGGGCGCCGTAGGAACCCTCAACAATCTCAATTAGTGTAGCCATTTAGTTCGCTCCTTTTGTGTGTGTAAGTGTCTATTATAGCGCACTCTAGGGGTCTTGTCAACCCCTATTTGTGCTGTGGCATTTAAGCCACACATTCCTTTGCTAGCTCTACAGCTAATGCTGGCACCAACAGTTCAAACTCGTTGTCGTGTTGTTTGACATACCAGTTGCCGTCCTTGCGCAGGATGTACTCGTACTCCTCATACTGGTGACGCACCAAGTAGTCCTGGAAGTCGTTGAACTTCTTGGCACTGCCACCGTCTTCGCCACGATCACGTCCGTAGAAGGTACACATGTCTTCAGTCAGCAGTTTGAAGCCTGCGACTTCTTCAGCCCGCAATTCAAATTGGCTAAAGGCATGCTTGGTACCAATTGTAGCTCGCAGGCTACTCAAGTCACCCAAGTCAATCAAGTCACGCAAGATGAACGGGTTGCTGTAATGTTTCAGCAAGATCTGTCCGTTGTGTGCCAAGTAGCCGTCCCAGTGGCAGTATACCTGCTCAACTGTGCCGTCTGCGTATTCTAGTGCAATTGTGCTTCGTGTTGCCATTGTATCGCTCCAATGTTGTTAAGTTAAGTATCTATTATAGCAGCTTATGACAGCTCTGTCAACCGGCAGTCAGCAAAGACCCTATCCTCTGCATGGCTATATGTAAGGAACACCTTGGTGCTGTCAGTGCCGCCCCCTACTTGGAACACTGCTTGATAGCAGAACTGTCCGCCGTTGGTGATGCCTAGGAACCGGCATGACGTGAAGTTGGCGCCCTTGTAGCCTGCATCCATCGCCGCCCTGTACAGAGCCCGCGGTGTAAATGTAGTAAGAACTTTGAGTGTGTCTGCTGTAATCATTCGCGCTCCTTTGTATGTGTCTATTATATACTCAAAATCAACTGATGTCAACCACCCATTGTAGGCAGTTGTTGTAGAAGTTGTACTCAGCCCGCAGGCTGTCGTCTTTGACCCAAGGGTTGCTTACAATAGCATAGGGCGCATCGTCAGAGTCCATTTTAAAGCTGTGGACATCAACTTCCCAAATGCCTAGGTCCTGGGCAATGCCCGAGTCTACGAAGTGTACCTGCATACCGTCTCCTTAAACTGAAGTTGCAAACAACTTGCGGAAGTCGTTCATTACCACACGAAAGGCCGCACGTTGCTGGTCCGTGTAGTCAAACAGACTGCGATCCATACGTTGGAGAGTCTCCAACACAGGCTCGTTGTGCATGTCTTGCACTTCCTTAATGTATACCATTGCTTCTGTGAATGTCATTGCTCGCTCCTTTTGTGTGTGTAAGTGTCTATTATAGCACCAAACGGCCTCAGTGTCAACCTTCCAGCCAACAATCCCTGGCTTCCTGTGTGGTTATTGTAGACCCACCAATGTAGTCGCCGTGGAACCCGCTCTTGTTCTCTAGTACTAGTGCCTGTCCCATATAGGTGCTCTTGATCTCTATGATCTGTCCGCTTTGCTCGCAGTCCGCTTTAAAGCCCACCCAATCCCCTACTGTGACCGTCTGTCCGTCTACTATAGCTTTCATATCAATCTCCTCTTGTGTCTGTGTTAAGTGTAGGCATAATTGCACGACGTAATTCAACTTCCCGCTTGTGAGCCGCCGCCTTGCCACGAATGACTTCGTGTACGTATACTTCTATCTCGCTCTTGTCTCTGAGAGTGCGCAAGGCATGACACAAGGCCCAATCCTTAGCTTCTCGCTTGGCACGGTAGAAGTGCTTGGCGGCACGAGCAAGAACTGACTTATTAATAGTAGTCTCTGTCTTAGCAGTGACGCCTATGTAGTTGCCACCAGCAACACGTAGCTCATATATGATATGATTACGGTCTACTCGTTTTTTGCGGAGAGTGTTTTTTGTGTCCATGTCGCTATTATAGCGTCTTTCGGACTGGTTGTCAACCGAACGGATTTTAACCCTATGC